GCAATCGGTGACGTGCGGGATAGCGGCGAACCAGAACGTGTATAGCGGGACACTGCGGATCACCTACAACGATGGAACGAACGAAGACCAGCGGGTAACGCTTGAGCAGCCAACCATCGATGGGGCGTTGACGTATTGGGGTGTTGTCGCGGTGGCAGCGAACAGCTCGCAGCCCATCGATCAGGTATCGTTCGGTGCGGAGTCGCCGATCGCGAACTGGACCCCGGAAACAACGACACCGTATCCGCCGGTCAAGTCAACGCAAAGCGTTCATGGCTGGTTGTGCAAGGTGTTCGGGTGGTTCTGTAATACAAAGTAGGGGTGGCACAGTTATACGACGAACTCCTGGCCCTGTATTGCCGGTACGACCAACAAGTACTTGAAAGCTTAGACGGAGACACGAACCGCGAGGGTTTCTGCAAGTATTACGACGATAACGCGGATGATGCCGACGAGTTGGCGGATGCAATTATCAGGATTGCCAAGCCGCAGACCGTAGGCGACGTGATGGCGCTACCGGTCGATACACTGCGGTCAAAAGGGCTGGAATACCTGATCGACAGAGACGCTTCCGATCACTACGATCAAGTCGAGGGATTCGTCGACATCGTGTTCACGGACGAAGTCGAAGCCGCCATTACGCCGGCCCAACACGGATTTGATGGACTTGAGCTATGCGAGTGGATTGAGCAGACCTTTCCAGTTAAGAAGTAAGCAACCGCGTGCCTAAAGGCAGCGGCTTGTAGCTGAATTATGCAGACCGATTTCTACACAACGCGCTACGTTCACGGCCAGCTTACAGGTGGCCCTACCGGATCGAATCCCGGCAGCGAAAAGTTAAAACTAATAGTGCAAAAACACAAGCCCAACCGTTTACCCGTTTCCGGGTGCCTTCAGCTTGACAACACCAAGTTTATTAGGCGTGGGGGCGGTTGGCAACCAACACACGTACCAGTACGAAAGGGTGGCGCTTCCTCCGCATGGCTGAAGCCAACGGTTTCCGCGCCACAAAGGTTTTTATGAGCGACGTGCTGGTTCGCGCAGCCAAGCGATGCGTACGACGGGTACTCAAAGCGGAATGGTGCGAGGCGCACGATTACTTCGTGGCTACGCTCGAGTGCGGACACGTCATGCACGGACCGGAGGAGTTCCTGAAGTCCCCTCTGTTCTGCCTGACCTGCATGCGGGAAAAGACATTCGGGGTGAGCGTCACCAGAGACTGAGTAAGATCAATCGTGAACGTCCGCATCACGCATATTGACGGCAAGCTACCAAACCTAGCGTTGATGGCGTTAGCGGCGCACCATCGCAGGGCAGGAGATGAGATCTACTTCACGCGGGACGTGGAGCGCGGGTTATTTGAGCCTGAGTATCAAGTTGTCTATGGCAGTTGCATCTTTGCGTACTCGCGTCACAGGCTGGAGCGTTTCCAGAAAGCCTACCCCGATGCCATCGTAGGCGGCACGGGAACGTATACGCAGCGGACCGTAGAGGACGTCATTGGTGAGGAGCCGTGCCAAGATTACACGCTGTACCCGGAGTTCAAGGACTCCATAGGCTTCACGCAACGGGGTTGCCGGCTGAAGTGCAAGTTTTGCGTAGTCCCGGAGAAGGAAGGCAAGAACCGCAGCGTAAAGACAATTGCGGATATCTGGCGCGGGCCTGGGCATCCAAAGAATCTACACCTCCTCGACAATGACTTCTTCGGGCAGCCGCGGGAGCAGTGGCAAGCGCGAATAGACGAGATCCGCAACGGCAAGTTTCGGGTATGCCTCAGTCAAGGCATCAACGTGCGGATGATCGATGACGAAGCGGCCGCGGCTCTCGCCAGTATCGAGTATCGGGAAAGCCGCTTTCAGGAACGCCGCTTATACACCGCATGGGACAACCTGCGCGACGAACAGATCTTCTTCAAGGGGATTGAGCGGCTGGAACGCGCCGGCATACCAGCAAAGAACGTGATGGCCTACATGCTGGTGGGGTTCGATATTGAAGAGACATGGGAACGCATCTGGCGCAGATTCAACCGGATGGTCGAACGCGGCATCATGCCCTACCCGATGGTCTACGACCGCAAGCGGACGGATCTGGTGAGCTTTCAACGCTGGGTGATCACGGGCTTGTATCGCATCGTGAAGTGGGACGAGTACAAGCGATCCACCAAAAGCATCGAGAGCCTGGAAGCCTACGCGACGACTTAGCCCGCTGCGACCGCGAGATAGCGGAAGCGGAAGCCACGCTGCGTAGCGGGTATACAGACATCGATGGCTGTCTGCTCTGGCTGTACGACTGGCGATGCGAACGCAAACTGATCGAGGACGAAATGAACATGCCACTAACGAAAACGGCAGTGACGGACGACGTCGTATCCCGCAAAGCAGGCCGGAAGAAGCCTGGGGACAAGGTCAGCACGGTGATGCACGAGTTCAACACGGGGGATCTGAAGTCGAGTAGCGGGCAACCTATAACGTCCCGCAAGCAGGCCGTCGCGGTCGGGCTGTCAGAGGCACGTCGGGCTAAGAAGGCGTGCGATTGCGCTGATAAGAAGAGCTGCAACTGCTGAGTTAGTTCGCTTTAGCGCAATGCTGGCTATCGATTTGTGCTGTTTGAGTAGGCGTCTGGTGCAATAATGGGTAATGGCAACAAAGGCAGACAAGGCCCGATGGGCTCGAGAGGCGCGCAATCGCAAGAAACTCGGTCTGCCGCAGCCGAAGCGCGGCGACAATCTCCGGAAACATGGGGTCACCCATTCACCGGAGCATCGCTCATGGCTATCCATGATGACGCGCTGCCTGTGGAACAACCCGGAACGGGCGGATTACGCACTCTATCAAGGACGTGGCATAACGGTCTGCGATCGGTGGCGCGAGTTCACCGATTTCCTTGCGGATATGGGGCCAAAGCCGTCGTTACGGCACACGCTTGACCGCATCGATTCGGACGGCAACTATGAGCCAGGTAATTGCCGATGGGCCACACCTCAAGAGCAGGCACGAAACTGGAAGACCCGCAACCGAAAGCTTGAGTGTCGGGGTGAACTCCTCACTATTGGCGAGTGGGCTAAAAGAATTGGAATCGCCCGCGAATCCCTTCGAGATCGACTCGAATCTGGATGGACAGTCGAGCAGGCTATTACAACCCCGCCCGTTCGTAAGCGCGAGCGCGACAAGAAAGGTATCTTCCAAGCCCATCTGTATTGATCTCTTCACAGGCCTGCACGGCTGGGCCGCTGGCTTCCTCGCGGAGGGCTGGCGCGTCATAGGGTTCGATCTGTGTGACATGTGCGCCATGACTGGCACACCGCGTCCTGAAGGTGACTTTGAGTTGGTGCTTCAGGATGTGCGTACGCTGCACGGTTCGCAGTTCCGCAACGCTGATCTGATTGTAGCCTCGCCACCATGTCAGGAATACAGCTACCGCGCCATGCCGTGGAAGAGGGCGAAGGCATTGCCGCCACCGGATAATACGCTGTTCGATGCGTGCTTCCGCATTCAGCGTGAGGCGTCGGAAGCAGCGGGGCGGTATATCCCGATGGTTGTCGAGAACGTCAACGGGGCACAGAAGTGGGTAGGACGGGCGCGATGGCACTTCGGCAGTTACTATCTGTGGGGCGATGTGCCGGCACTGATGCCGCTGGCCACCAAGGACGGGGTGAAGGTCGGCGGTATTGACTGGAGCGACGTGAAAAAGGGTGGCAGGGCGGTCGGATTTAATACTACGGCGCAAGCAAGATTACGTGATGGCGTGAAAGGCTTCGCGGCGCGATTTGAGGATACCCCGTTCGCCTGGTACTCGTCGCGTTCACCGGAACGGAAGCACGCCCAGGCCGCAATCGCAAAGATACCGTTTCCACTAGCGCGGCATATCGCACAAGTCTACAAAGCAACTGAATAGCAATGGCATACAAGAAGACGAAGGACGAGGACGACTTCCTCTCCACGGCACGGGAGCGCTTCAAGAACGTCTCGGAAGCGGAGAGCGAGATCCGTAAAAATTTCGCCTCGGATTTATCCTTCTATGACGGGGATCAATGGCCCTCCGATATCAAGGCCATGCGCGAGATGCGCGGCAACCAGCGGCCGTGCCTGGTCATCAACCGGCTCCCTCAATTCGTTCACCAAATCACCAATAACATCAGGCAGAACAAGCCCGCCCCCAATGTCTCACCGGTAGACGATGGCGGGGACAAAGAGACGGCGGAAATCTTTCAAGGCATCATCCGGCACATCGAGAGGCAGTCGAAAGCGGACATCGCGAGATCGTACGCCTCGTTCTATCAGGTGGTGTGCGGCCGCGGCTATTACCGCATCGAGACGAAGTTCGCGGACCCGAAGAGCTTCGATCAGGAAATCTTTATCACCCGCATCAAGAACCCGGCATGCGTCTACTTCGACCCCAAGTGCCTGCAGCCGGATTACAGCGATGCGCGGTACGCCTTCATCGTCCATGACGTGAGCCGCGAGGAGTACGAGCGCCGGTTTCCCGATGCGGAGGAATATAGCGCCGAAGACCTCCGCAGTATCGGCGACAGTGCAACCTGGTGGATGACGGACAACGACCAGATACGCATCGCGGAGTACTTCACACGCACGCTCGAAACGGTCACCATCGCGCTATTGCAGGATGGCACGGTCCTGCCTCTCGAGGAGGTGCCGGAAGGCGCGGTAGTCGTAAAGCAGCGCAGCACGGAAGTACCTGTAGTCAACTGGTGCACCATCAACGGGTGCGAGGTCCTCGAAGAGGAGGAGTGGCCGGGTCAGTGGATACCGATCATTCCGGTATTGGGGGAAGAGTACGACATCAACGGCAAGACCCAACTACTGGGGATGGTGCGACACAGCAAAGACCCGCAGAGGATGTTGAATTATTGGGAAAGCTGCAAAACGGAAGCGATTGCCTTAGCCCCGAGAGCCCCGTTTCTCGTTGCCGAAGGACAGACCGAGAACCACGAGGAAGAATGGGCGCAGGCGAACAGCCGTAACTACCCATATCTGATCTACAAGGCAACCACCGTAAGCGGGCATCCCGTGCCCCCGCCCCAACGCCAGGTGTACGAGCCGCCGATTCAAGCCATCACTGCGGCCGAGATGGGCGCCATCGAGAACATGAAGGCGGCGACCGGCATCTATGATGCCAGCCTCGGTAACCGCAGCAACGAGACGTCAGGTATCGGTATCCGGCAACGCCAGATCCAGGGCGATGTTGCCAACTTCCATTTCGTGGATAACCTCACCACGGCGATCACGCACGAAGGACGCATCCTCGTTGACCTGATCCCGCACATTTACGACAGGCCGGGCCGCGTGATGCGGATCATCGGCGAGGACGGCACGGAACAATCGGTCCCGGTCAATACCCGGTTTCAGAAGAGGCAGAACGGGGCGCTAGTTACCGATCAGATGCAGTTCGACCCGCAGCAGATCACCAAGATCTACGATCTATCCGCCGGCCGCTACGACGTCGCGGTAGCCGTCGGGCCAAGCTACGCCACCAAGCGCCAGGAATCAGCCGAGAGCATGATGCAGTTCGCTCAGGTGGCCCCGGAGCTGGTCCCGCGGTATGCGGACCTGTTGGTGACCGCGATGGACTGGCCTGGAGCCGATGCCATCGCAGACCGCATCCGCCCGCCCGATATCCCGAAGGAAGGCGAACCGCCGATCCCGCCCCAGGCGCAAGCCGCGATGCAGCAGATGCAGGCGCAGAATCAGGAACTGCAGCAAGCCGTGCAGCAGGCGCAAGAGATTATCCGAACCCAGAAACTACAGATCGATTCGGCGGAACGGATGCAGATGCGCGATCTCGAATCGAAGCAAATGCTGGCTGAGATGAAGGCGCAGACGGACATCATGCGGGATGCAGGAAAGATCCACAGTGACGTATTGCAGACCGATCAAAAAGTTGAGTCGCAGGAATCGATAGCGCAGTTGAATGCGGAAACGAAGATCACCGCTGAACAGATGAAGTTGGGTGCGAAGAAGGAAGCAGCACGGCCGCCGTTGGAAGCGTTCGAGAATGACTAAGCGCTGGAGTTATAAACGCTGGAGTGCTCATATAGCCGCTAAGTATGGCGATTTCGATACCCGTGTCAAGCGGATTGTAGACGCTTATAACGAGTGGCGGTCTACAGGAGACAGAACGCCATACGTGCTAGCCCTCAGGTTTGAAGCCATTCTGGGTGTGGAAGAGAAGGCTCGCTCGGGCAGGCGCGACCCTAATCCGGTTCTTGCCGCTTGCCGGGAACTGATCCCAGACGACAGCGAAGAGAAGCGGGCTTAACCTACCCGCTATGTTGGGCGCGACCCCAAAGGCTCGGCTTGCGCGGAGATGCGCTCGGCAGAGATTAATCCTTGTGATGCTTGGCTTCGTGCAGTTCGAGCAGCATCTTCATGTGCTCAAACGCATTATCGATGTGAGCCTTTAGGCTTTTCTCAAGATCATCGAAACGTTTGGTGAAATCTGTTCTTAAGTCATCGATGCGTTTGTTGGAATAGAGTACGGCAACGATAGCACCGATGATCCCCAGGACCGGGAAGGTAATGCCGATTACCAGCGTCAAGATCTGCGTGTCAGTCAATTGATTTCTCCTGTCGGATAGCATCCGACTCCTTCCATCGTAACAAGCTAACCCCTACATATCTATAGCCCAAAGGTACCCATGTCCCTTGTAGTATCCAGCACCACAGACAGCCAGGAAGCCGTCAACGCAGCCGCCGGCATCGAAACCGAAGCACCGGCAGAGCAGCCTTCGCTTCAGCGCGAGGAGCAGGCCGTAAAAGCGCCCGCACCGGCTAAGCCTGCGGAACCTGACGAAGCGGAAGAAGAAACCGAAGAAGAAGGCGACGGCGAGGAAGAGAAGGAAGGCGACGAGCCCCCGAAGCCGAAACGCACCGGCGGGTTCCAACGCAAGATCGAACGCCTGGTCCGCGAGAACGAGTACTTAGCACGTCGGTTCCACGAACTCGCTCAGCAACAGCGACCGCAACAACCGCCACCACCGCAGCAACCACAACAGCAACCCGTAGCAGATGGACGTCCCCGGCAGGACCAGTTCGATTCCTACGACGAGTACCTCGACAAGCTGACCGATTGGAAGCTCGAGGCACGGCTGCAGCAGGAACATGCGGCGCAGGCGCAGCGGCACCAGGCCGCGCAGCAGCAAGAGAGATTGACTGGCTGGCAACAACGTGTTGGCCAATTTAAGAACGAAGCACCGGACTTTGAAGACGTATTAGAGTCCGTCGATCACATTAATTTACAGCCAATTTTGCAGCAGGCGATTATGGCGGATGCCCTCGGACCGAAGCTGGCCTACGAGCTGGCACGGAAACCTGAGGACTTCGCCAGGATCGCGAGTCTCGATCCCGTTGGCGCGTTAACGGCGCTGGGCGAATTCAAGGCGAGGCTGGAACCTGCAAAAGCGGCAGCTCCGGGTAGCGGAGTGAAGCCGGTGTCGCGTGCACCTAATCCGATCCGGCCGGTCGGAAACGGTGCAGGCGCGACCTCTACCGTGCCGCTGGATCAGATGCCCCTTGGCGACTACATCCGGGCGCGGGAACGGCAGATCAAAGCAGCTCGGGGAAACCGTTAACTCCTAAGCCGGTACATTCCGTACCGAGATCCCAAGGACATCCCATTGGCCGGTAACAGCCTGTTAACTATTTCTGCGATCACGCGCGAGGCTGCGCGTATCCTCGTCAACAACCTCTGTTTTACCAAGCAGATAACCAGCCAGTACAGTGACCAATTTGCCCGCAGCGGAGCAAAGATTGGATCTGTCTTAAACATCAGAAAACCACCGAAGTACATCGGCAGGACGGGCCGTGTGTGCTCCGTTGAGGACGTGGTTGAAACGTCGGTACCGTTAGCCCTCACGACGCAATTCGGCGTGGACATGAGTTTCACCAGTGCCGAACTTGCGTTGAGCATCGACGACTTCAGCAACCGCATTCTTAAGCCCGCGGTAGCCGTGGTCGCGAATAAAATCGATTACGACATGATGGGCTTGTACACATCGGTCCCCAACGTAGTCGGCACGGCGGGCGTGGTCCCGAATACGCTGCTTACCTATCTAATGGCTGGCGTAGCTCTCGATGACAATATGGCGCCTCGCGATAACCAGCGGGCCGTCGTAGTCAACCCGATCCAGCAGGCCACCATCGTTGATGCGCTCAAGGGCTTGTTCCAATCAGCGGATCAGATCGAAGACCAATACGAGAAGGGCACGATGGGGATCACGGGCGGATTCAAATGGTGCATGGATCAAAATACCCGTGTCCATACCGCAGGCGCCTACGGCGGCGCACCTATCGTCTCAGGCGGTTCGCAGGTTGGCAGCAGTTTGCTCGTCTCGGGCTTCACTGCGGCGGCGGCTCCTCGCCTGAAGAAGGGCGACATGTTCACGCTTCCTCTGGTGAATGCCGTCAATGGACAGAACCACCAGGACCTCGGGTATCTCCGCACCTTCACCGTCACGTCAGACGTGAGCTCGGCAGCGGACGGAACCGCTACCATCCCGATCTATCCGCCGATCACACCTACCGGCGCATCGCAGACCGTAACCGCTTCTCCCGCCGGCGGCGCACCGCTCACCATGCTCTTCACTGCTGGCTCGAAGACCTCACAGGCGCTTGCATTCCATAAGGACGCCTTCACCTATGCCACGGCTGACCTACCCCTGCCCGATGGCGTGGACATGGCTTCCCGTGTCAGCGATTCGCAATTGGGCGTGTCGGTA